ATCGAATGCCTAAGTATCATGTTACCCTGTCATCTGGCAGGGACTTTATTATGGAACACTCAGGTAATGAGTATGACATCGCCTATGATGCATATGAAGAAGCCTGTTTAATGGATGACTATTTAGTAGACGTGGAGCTTGTAGATGCCTAAAAAGAAACCTTATTATCCTAACAACTGGCAAGAATTCAAGAACACTCCAGCAGAGTGGTTTGAGTCTATAACTTATGATGAGTTTATGGACTGGAAGATTGGCGGTTGGGAAATGCCTACCTCAGTTGCATGTATGATACGTGAAACTAATAAGAGGACTGGTAAAGTAAAGGAGTATGTTTATCAACGTGAACATGCTGCTAGAAACAAAGCTAGAGAGATTATGCGTACAGGCGAATCTGAATTCGTTGTATGTACACGTGATCAAATTCATTTTATGACACCTAAATGGGAGGAAATTGATGACAAGGACCCTTGAAGATATAGTATCCTATGAGAAGCAAGCATTAGATTTACTTCCATTGGATCATCCTAATTATGATGAGATTAAACAACTCTTAACTGATCAAATCAACGATGAGATTAGAGATTATGCTAACTCACGCCCAAATTGAAGAACAGATTCAACTTGAACGCGATCAAATAAGGCAAGGACTCAAGAGACTTAGAGATAACACTATTAAATTGGAGAATCAAAGTTATGCGTCAGCTAGTATTTACGGTATCGCTAGTATTGATACTCTCTTACCTTTATTGGTTAAGAGAATTACTGATACTACGGAACGCATACACTCCAGACATAATGGTGTGGCCTTTCAGCACATACATCAATTCTTATCTAACTTAGAACCTTTAGCTGCTGCTGCTATAGCATGTAAACTCACAATCGATAAGGTCTTTAGCTTTAAAGATGGTAGTAATCAAGCAACTAATGTTATAGAATCTATAGGTCAAGCAATAGAAGACGAGTGTAGAATGAGGCACTATGAAAAAGAAGCACCAGGCTTATTAAACACACTCAAGAAGAACTATTGGCATAAATCTATAGGAACCAAGCAGAAATTAACAGTGATTCGTACACTAATGAATCGTTGTAATGTTAAGAAATGGGAACCTTGGTCAACTTCTGTAAGAGTTAAGTTAGGTGCTTGGTTATTAGATTGTATAATGACATCTAGCGGTTGGTTTGAGAAACAGCCTATAAGGCAAGGACGCAAGACTATAACCTATGTCCTACCTACTGCTGAGTTCTTAGACATCAAAGATAAAGTCATGTCTGATGCAGAGCTATTCAGCCCTCTAACGTGGCCAATGTTGGTTGAACCTAATGAATGGGACAACCATAAGAAAGGCGGTTATATCTTGAATGAGGTGATGGAAGGGCATGATCTAATTCGGAAAACCAACCCCTTCCCTATACAGGGAGAAACACCATTAGCCTTTATCAATAAGATACAGAAGGTCGGGTATCGTTTGAACCCTTTCACGTCCAGAGTTGCATCCGAATTGCAACAGGCTGGTATAAGTGTTGGTAAGTTTCTTCCTATTATCCATTACGACCTACCACCTAAGCCACCTGATATAGAAGAGAACTATGATTCTCGAAAGAAATATAGAAGGGAGAGAGCGAAGGTAGAGAATCTACAGAAGAATGAGTTCAGACGTTCATGTCGAACTCGTATGACAATGCAAGCTGTAGAGAGGTTTAAAGATGTACAGAGGTTTTATATACCTTGGTCTTTTGATTATAGAGGTCGTGCTTATCCTATACCCGCATTTCTTACTCCACAAGATACCGACTTTGGTAAGTCACTCATTAGATTTGCTGATGAGTCGTATATAAACAAGGAGGCAGAAGAGTGGTTAGCATTTCAAGTTGCTACTACATATGGTCAGGATAAGGACACATGGGATGAGAGACAGCAATGGGTCAAGGATCATCTTAGTCTTATTGAGAATGTTGCTAAAGATCCTATAGATAATATTGGGTCTTGGGAAGGAGCCTCGGAACCGTGGCAATTCCTAGCAGCATGTGAAGAATACTACCATTGTGTCTTAGTAAAAGATAGAGATACAACAGGTCTAGCAGTAGCTACCGACGCTACATGTAGTGGTCTCCAAATCTTAGCGGGTTTAGCTAGAGATCAGGATACAGCGAAGCTTGTTAATGTATTACCATCTAGTAGGCCACAGGATGCCTATGCTAAGATAGCTGAAACATCCTTACCAAATATCCCTGAGCCTTTGCGTCAATACTGGGATCGTAAGTGTTGTAAGAGAGTTGTGATGACAATTCCATATAACGCTAAACCATTCTCTAATCGTACATATATTAGAGATGCATTAAAAGATAAAGGGTTTGAAATAGATAAAGATGATCTCACAATCGTTGTTCAAGCTGTTAGAGATGCTATGCACTTTGTCGTGCCTGGTCCTATGGCAGTTATGAGATGGATTGAGGATGAAGTATCCAATGCTATTAAATGTGGGGCTACTGAATTAGAATGGGTTACACCTTCTGGGTTTGTAGTTAAACAGAGGATAATGAAGAAGAAGGTAGAGACTATTGAGCTCAAGCTTCTTGGACGTTGTCAATTAAGAGTAGCTACAGATGATACTAATGAGATAGATAAGAACAGACATAAGGCTGCTACTGCACCTAATCTCATCCATTCTTTAGATGCTTCTTTATTACATCTTAGTGTACAAGACTTTGATAACCCTATAGCTTTAATTCATGACAGTGTATTATGTCGTGCTACTGATATGTCTGAACTATCTAAGATAGTAAGGCAGAAGTACATGTACCTATTCGCTGAGAATGATTACTTAACCGACTTCGCTTCTCAAATAGGAGCTAAGTCTGAACCACCGATTATAGGAAACCTTAAACCGGAATCCGTAATTGAATCCACTTATTTTTTCTGTTAAATGCTTTATCCATCATTATTTGATAGCTTCTTTGCACCTACCAGAGTTATTGTGGTCTCCGAAGAGAGACTCAAGGCTGCTGAGCAGAAGGCAAGGAAGGAGCAACTTGAAGCACTAGATAACCGAATCGATAGCTTGAATGATTATCGTAAAGGTCTAGCTGCTGAAATTAAAAAGTTAGAACCTGAAAGAGAGCCTCAGTCATTAGAAGAGGCACTAACAGGTGATTGCGATGTCTAGAAATATACATAAAACTGACACCGTAACACTTGAGGGTTTCCAAGCTGTACTAGCTCCTAGTAAGTTTGGTTACTCTCTAGCTGCAGTAGTTGATACTAACGTTATCAACGTATTAGAACAAGAACGTAGTGAAGTCCTTAAGTGGGCTGAATCTAAATTAAAAAACCCAAAACGTAGTACACTCAAACCTGAACCCTGGGAAGAAGTTGCTAAGGGTAAGTATAAAGTTAAGTTCTCATGGAATGAGGACAATAGACCTCCTGTGGTAGACACAGAGGGTACACCTGTAACTGACGCAAAAACACCGCTATATGCAGGATCTACAGTTAAACTTGGTTTCTATCAGAAGCCTTATATCCTTAGAGATGGAGTTACCTATGGTAGTTCTCTCAAGTTGGTTGGTGTACAAGTTGTTTCAGTAAAAGGAGATGCTGGTGTAGATACTGGAGACTTAGATGCTAATGAAGTAGCTGAGTTGTTTGGTAAAACAGCAGGATTTAAAACCGCTGACCCTAATGTAACACCATCCACCAATGACGAAGAAGAAGAAGACTTCTAAAGAAGAATCTCTTGAGTGGGCGCAGAAAGCGTTCGATAAACTAAAAGAGAAAAAGAATATTAAGTTTAGATCAAAACTTGAGGCAGATATAGCCAGCTTACTTGAACACTTGGGAGTATCATATGAGTATGAGTCTGAAAAATTAGGCTATACAATTGAACATACTTATACTCCTGATTTTGTCTTACCAAATTATACTTACATTGAAGCAAAAGGATATTGGTCTCCTGAAGATCGCCGTAAGATACTTAATGTTAAGAAAGACAATCCTGATATAGATTTAAGAATGGTGTTTCAAGCACCCTATAATACAATTAGTAAGAAGAGTAAAACTACTTATGCTAAATGGTGTGAGCGGCATGATATACCGTGGACATCGTGGCAGAATATACCACTCGACTGGTTAATCTAATGACCGAGAATGAGTTCGTGAGGCACATGCCTTGCGACAATTGTGGCTCATCAGATGGTAATAGTTTATATTCTGATGGGCACACTTTCTGTTTTGTGTGTGAACATAGAACAGCAGGAGATAATGAATTTCACAATCGAAACATGGCCACCAATGTTGAACTCAAAGGAACAATCGAACCTCTCAAGAAAAGGCGACTATCTGAAAAAACCAACTCCTTTTATCGCATCTTTCGTGATGGGAATACTTTACGGTTTCCTTATTTCACAAGCGATGGTATCCTTAAAGGTATAAAGATAAAAACTAAACAAAAAGATTTCAAATATGAAGGAGTTTCCACTGATACCTTATTTGGCCAGCATTTGTTTCCTAGTACTGGTAAACGTATTGTTGTTACTGAAGGTGAGCTAGATGCTGCCAGCTGTTACGAAGCTATGCCCGGATGGCCAATGGTATCTTTACCCCACGGGTGCACTTCTGCAAAAAAAGATGTCCAAAAACAGATCCCCTTATTCCAGGGCTATGAAGAGATCGTACTCTTCTTCGACGGCGACGACGCTGGCCGTAAGGCGGCGGAGACAGCGGCAGGGGTATTACCACCTGGCAAGGTCAAGATCGCTCGTCTCGAAGGTTATAAGGATGCATCCGACGCTTTACAAGATGGTAATGCTGAAGCGATTCGAAAGGCGATATGGAATGCTGAGTCGTTCCGACCTGATGGAATCATCGATGCAAAAACTCTTAGGAATCTGGTAACTACACCACAAGCACCACATGACCATGAATACCCCTTCAAAGGACTCAATGAGAAGCTACACGGGATCAGGTACGGAGAACTTACTACATTTTGTGCTGGCTCTGGCTCAGGAAAAACATCCCTCGTCCGTCACATTGCAACTGACTTGCTCATCAAAGGCGAACATGTTGGGATCTTGGAGCTTGAAGCGAGTAACAGAAGAACCGCACTTGGATTGATGTCCACAGCTGTAGGTAAGAACTTACACATAGGAGAATATGGACAAGAAGAACTTGACTCCGCATTTAGCGATAGTATTGCCAATTGGAATCTTTATTGTTTTGATGGGTTTGGAAGTTATGATCCAGACATCATCTATTCTCGAATCGAATACATGGCTTGCGGATTGGAATGTAAAGTCATTTTTCTAGATCATCTTAGTATATTATTGAGCGGACTAGAAGGTGATGAGCGTCGCATGATCGATGTAACCATGACCAAATTGCGTAGCTTGGTAGAACGTACAGGCATCGCATTATTTTTAGTCTCGCATTTAAGGAGGGCGAGTAATGATAAACACTCTCATGAAGAAGGAGGAAGAGTTAGTCTGTCCTCGCTTAGAGGATCTCACAGCATCGCTCAAATTTCAGATCAAGTTATTGCCCTCGAAGTCGATCAGCAGAGCGGAGCTGAACGAAAGCTTACGACTGTGCGAATCCTTAAGAATCGCTATTCAGGGGAGGTTGGCGTCGCATGTCAATTAAGTTATGATTTAAACACCTGCAGATTTAACGAACATGAAATTGAACCCGAATCAAGCTTCAACCCATCAACAGACTTCTGAATATGTACATCCATGGTATCAATATTTAAATAAACCTAAACCACCATCGCAACAAGACGTTGAAAAAGCCAAGTTCGTTGACAAAACCTACCAATGGAGTGGGGGCAATAGTGTTCGATCTGGAGACAAACGGGCTACTAAATGATGCTACCAGGATCCACTGTATTTCACTCCATTGGTGCCAAGATAATAGAACCGAGTCGTTTAACGATGAACCGTATGGTGACGGTACTTACGATATTAAAGAAGAAGCTCCAATGGGTGGTAACTATGCTATTCATACGGGATTACAATGGTTGGAGACCGCTGATATACTTGTCGGCCACAACATTATTGGTTTCGACTTACCTGTTATCAAGCGGATCTATCCTTGGTTCAATCCTAGGGGTACTATTATTGATACTCTTATCCTTTCTCGCTTGTTTCATCCTAACATACTTGAGATAGATAAGCGACATAATTGGAAACACATGCCACTGCAGTTATATGGCAGGCATTCTCTTGAATCATATGGTTACAGACTCGGTGAGTACAAAGGGAACTTTGCAAAGACTACCGACTGGAAGAATTGGTCTAAAGAGATGCAAGATTACTGCATACAAGATGTTGCTGTCACCACCAAATTATGCAACCATTTCCACAAATACCTGATTGGATCTTATTAGAACATCAGGTAGCACAAATACTCACTCAACAAGAATTAAATGGATGGTACTTTGATGAAAATGCGGCTAGAGAACTCGAATCAACTCTCCGAAGAGAGGTGGAAGAAGTTACTAGCTTACTTCGGGGACAACACCCTTACGTTGCAGGAAAGGTGTTCACTCCTAAACGAAATAACCGGACACAAGGATACATAGAAGGAGCACCATTTACCCGATTAAAAGAACTTAACCCCACCTCTAGGGATCATATATCATGGTTACTGCAAACACATTATGGCTGGACTCCTTCATCAACGACTGCATCAGGGAAGGCGGTTATAGACGAGACCGTATTGAAAGAACTTGGGACGGATATAGCTCTGAGTTTTCTGACACTACTGACTCTGACGAAGCAGCTTGGGATGATATCCGAAGGCGTCAACGCATGGCAGAAGCTTGTTACGAAGTCTAGGATCCATCACCATTGTTCTGTAGCAACACAAACTTTTCGATGTGCTCATCGATCACCAAATTTAGCACAAGTACCATCAGATGAAAGATTTAGAAAATTATTCACCGCATCACCTGGCCTCATTATGGTGGGTGCCGATCTTAGCGGTATTGAGCTCAGGATGCTTGCCCACTATCTCGCCCGATTTGATAAAGGACGCTATTCCGAAATCCTCCTTACCGGAGACATCCATGCCGTCAATGCAGAAGCCATCGGCGTTTCAAGAAGGCAAGTTAAAACCATCACCTACGCCTTCCTCTACGGAGCAGGCAACACCAAAATAGGTTATACCTATGATAAACAGTTATCAGAATCACAGGCTAAGAAGAAAGGTAAAGAAATACGCGAAGCCTATGTTACTGCCATTCCAGGTCTTAAAGAACTCTTGGAAGCGGTACACAAAGCTAGTGAGAGGGGTTATGTTCGCGGACTCGACAACCGTCATATCCTCGTTGACTCGCGGCATAAGTCCCTCAACTATCTCATACAAGGATCGTCAGCGATCGTCGCAAAAAGATGGTTGGCTTTAGCAAATGAATCTTTACCAAAAACTGCTAGACAACTTGCATTCGTTCATGATGAATTACAATTTGAATGCAAAGAAGAAGATAAAGAAGATTTAAAATTTCTTTTAGAACTTACAGCAACTCAAGCAGGGGAATATTATAAACTCAGATGTCCAATTGCAGCCGAATCACAATCGGGATTGACATGGGCAGATGTACATTAACATATGAAAATATTAGTAGATGCAGACTTCATCGTATATAAGTCATGCGCGGCGGCAGAAACTGAAATTGATTGGGGTGATGATACTATCCTTGTCACTAGTAAGTTTAGCGACGCTTACAGCGCGGCAAAGCGAGAACTTACCAAGCTTAAAAACAAACTTGGGTCATTCTCTGATATAATACTGTTCTTTTCTGACAGTACAAATTTTAGGAAAAAAATATTCCCGGCATACAAGGGACATCGTAACCGTAAGAAGCCCTGCGGATATAAACGTGTCATCAATGCTCTTAGAGAAGAGTATAAGGTTATTATTAAACCAAC